TTTAATATTTTATCTATTTTCTTATTTATGTTCATAATATTTATTTATAATTAAAAGAAAAGAAAAGAAAAAGAGTAAAAAGAAAACAAAAGAAAAACCTACAAAAAGAAAATAATGTAAGTACCTGTTCCAAGCACCGTCCATCTTTATTAGGTTGTGCAAGTTTTGCTATAAGCCAAACAAATATATAAAAATATTATTTACCTTGACCTTTATATTTCTTAAAATAGTTTTTAGAGCTTTTTAAAGCACTCATTTTACTTTTAGCGTGTATTCCCTTACGCTTCTTTGATTTGCTTTTATATGTGTTTATATTAATCCCTTTAGCCATTATTTCTTAATGATCTTTGCTGTTTTTTCTATACCTCTTGATGTAAAATAAAACCCTAAACTCATAATAACAATCTGACCAAGTAAGTCTACATATTGATTTGCAATGTTAAACTCGCCTATATTACCATCACTTATAGCAAATAAAGTATAAAGTATTAAAGAAAATATTGTTAGTAATGGTCTAATATTTTTACTTAACCAACTATCTGATTGCATATCAGCAGCGTGTCTTGATGTTATTTCCTTTTCAAGATCAAGTTCTGCCTTAATAAATATCTGTTCCATCTCTTTTTCAAATTGAGCTTTTTCAACTTTACTAAAAGTATGTTTGTCAATTATACCAGATATTTTTTCTGCTATACTACCTCCTGCTCCTCCAAATAGTTTTGCTAAAATATTTTTCATAACTTATTTTGAATATAATTAGTGTTATTATTATTGTAAAAATGTTTAGATGACTTTCGCCACATAAACCAAAAAGATGTTTTATAAATTCCATAATTTAATTTTTCATTTTAACTTTACTTTCGTTTACTTCTAATCTTGATATGTCTTTTGATTCAGATTGAAACGAATTGTTTGAATTGTTAGAACTGTTAGAATCGTATGTTTTATGATTTGAATAAACATTTGTGTTATATCTCCAGCCATTGTAATAATAGGAATCATACATATTATATGATGGATATATTGTTTGGTAAATATTAGGTCTAATTTTGTTTATAGAAATTAATAAAGTATCGCCCTCAGATGTTACCGCAAGAACGTGTTTAATAGTTGGTTGTGGTGTGTATGTTCCACAACTAATAATAAATAATAAAATAAATAATAGTCTCATTCTAATAATAAAGTGTTAATTCTGTTTTGTATTTCTTCTCTTGTTGCTGTAATTTTAAAACTTAAATCTGCTTTCCATTGACCTCTTGGTTTTCCATATTGATCAAGTAAAATAATAATAGGAACAGATTTTATTTGTTTTCTAATACTGGGTGCTTGATCTTCTAACAATGCATATTGTATTTTGGCATTTTTAATACCCCTTAAATTATAATTGTTTGACTGATTCCATTTTGCATTAATGTGCATTAAAGTTAAATCTTGTGCATTTAACGAACAGACTAATAAAACAAAAAGGAAATAAATTAAATGTTTCATCTTTTGTAAACTTTATCTTCTAACTCTTTTATTCTTTCTTTGTTGTCTAAAATATTTTCTTTTAAACCATCAGTAGATTTTTCAATTTGAATTATGGTACTTCTTACCAACTCATCTTTTAGCTGAAATTCCATTTTTTGTACGAACTCATCTCCTGCAAAATTTTCTATTTTATTATTTAAATCTTGAATTTCACCTTGTAAAGTAAACCACATTGATGCCAAAGATATTGCACCTCCTACGATCATTGCGATTGTTTTTAAATCAAGTTGTATGTTTGTGTCCTCACTTATCTTTGTTGCCATTTATTTGTCTATTTGTTTTAGTTTGTTTATTGCCCATTCTACTCCTGAAGTTCCACCCCAGGCGTCCCACATTAATCCACCACAACCCTCTGAATAAGGAACGTCTTTATGTTGTTGATGTCTTTTAAATGATGCCATTCTTGCGATTGTATCTCTGCTGATGTTTTTTTTATCTGCTAATTGTCTGGCACGAGTCCAACCCACTTGAGTTCCACATTTACTTTCGTTTTTTTCTTTAAATTTTATGGCTTTTTTTGCGTTATTACTTGCTGAGTCTGGGTAATCTCTATATGATTCTAATCTTACATTTGATCCAGTAAACGCATCATAACACATAGCGATTGCTTGATCTTTTTCGTGGTATCTCATTAATTCAGGAACACAACGCATCATAAATTTTGATTGTTTTTCTCCTGGTTTTTTCTTTGGTATCGGCATATTAATAAAATTTAAAATGTAATGCGAAAAAAATTAAATAAATATTAAATTCGTCAAAATCTTTTTCATTTTCTTTTTTAAAATAACTAAAACCTAGTAAAGGGCCAGTTGAAAAACGTTCTATAATAGCAAACTCATACATTAGCAAGTACTACAACCAGTATAAGTGTAATATTTACCTTTGCGTTTTATTTCTAACGCTTGTTTTCTATTATCTTTTTTACTTTTATATGAAACGTGTATCCATTTTGGTTCTCCCTCTTGATTAGGAAATTCAGAAATAACTTGATCATAGTCTAAATTTTCTATAATATAATGTAACATTTCTTTATTTGTTTTTTTACCAAGTGTTGTTATATCTATTGCAAGTCCAGTTTTATGTGCTGAACTTAAAGCGCCACCAATACGAGAATTTAATTCTTCAGATCGAAAAAAACTATTTACTTTAATTGGACCGTCTACCCATTCGCGTAAAGGTTGAAATATCTTTTCAGCTACTAATTTCATATTTTCTAAATGTTCTTTAGATGGTTTATTTTGTAAACCTAATTGATTAGCAGTGTGTGAATATGTCGCTTCTTTATAACTTATGTTTTCGCTTATTTTCTTCATACATTAAATACCATTTGTGAGTTGTGTACAAGATAGTAACTGTAAGCAATATTATCTTCAACACCATATCAATATTTGTAAAACTCAACGTAAACGCTGAAAAATTCATTGCATACAATTTCATATCTTGAAAACTCATTATTTTTCTTCTTTGATTTCTTCATATGACCCATCTTTTAGGTCTATGTTAATATTGCCATAAGATTCTTCTAATTTCTTTTTAGCTTCTTCTTGTTCTTTTTGAACACCTGCAAATAGATTGGAATAAGAAAATGCTGATACAACTAGCTTACCTAGTTCTATTAATACTGCATTTTTCTTTTGTTCTTGTTCTTGTATTTGTTTTAACTCTTCTTCTTTTATTTTTGACATTTTATTTATTTTTAAGATTAAGTTACTAAGATACTAATTTTTACATTTACATTCTTGTTTCAATTTGTCTACTTCTGCTTTTAGTTCTTGTATTGCTTTTAATAAGACAGGAATTGTTTCTGTATATTTCATTCCTAACATTTCATTTTCATCTTTATCAACTATTGGAGCAAAATCTTCTTGCCAATCTTGAGCAATAAATCCTATTTTTTTGCCTTTGGTATCATCAGATTTTAAATTATATTCTACACATCTATAATCTTTAATTTTATCTAAAACATTATTTAAAGGTTTAATATTTTCTTTTAAAATTTCATCTGAACTTCCTGTAAATGAAGTATCCCCATCATTTATATAAACACCAGTATTTCCATTGTTAATTATATATAATCTATTTGAAGAAGCAACATCAAAATTCCAATATTTACCTGCAGTTGCAGTACTTGCTCTTAAAAATAAATGATTACCACTTTTTTCAATAGTTAATCCACTTGCAAATACGTTTCTTTCTCCGATAGAAACCTTACCATCGTCTGCAATTCTCATTCTTTCATCTAAAGCAACTACTGAATCAACTGCACGAGTAGCAGAAGTTTGTGTGTTTTTAAATACAAAATCCCCTGCATCTAATAAAAATGCTTGTGGTCTTGTATTTGCTTGAGCATTAGAAGAAAGATATTGATTACTTACAGTTGCACTTACTTTACAATTTTGAGAAATAACCACTGGGCTTCCTGAAAAACCAAGACCTATGTTTAACTGACTTTCAGTTGCAGTGTAGGTGTCATTTATAAGTGTATAACCATTAGCTGCACCACCACCACTAAGTCTTAGAACAGATTTTTGTTTTGAAGCTGTGGTACCATCATTTTTAAATTCTGAAATTCCAGAACTTGTAATACGCATTCTTTCTGCAGAATCAGTGCCAAAAATAATATTTGCAGTTTCATAATTGAATATATAAGCATCTAAATTTATAATTCCAAATAATGTACCATCTGCAGCAGCAGTACCTGTAGATGTGTTTGTATATTTTGTTATCGCCCAACCACTTCCTACTCCATCGTGAACACCTAACACTCTTGCACCTGAGCCTCCATTACTTGAAGGTAACACACCACCAATCCCTACATCTCCTGAAAAAGTTGTGTTATTATTTATATAAACATTTCCACTCGCTGCTCCTATATTTAAATCTTTTGACAAACCTGTAGTAATAGAACCGTGTCCTGAACCAGTATTTGAAAATTGTAAACTACCACTATTTTGTGTAATAGTTACATTTCCTGAAAAAGTTGAAGCATCTCCACCTGATTGAGTAAAAGCTGCGTCTACTGTAACTGTACCATTAAAATAACTTGTTCCTTGATTATAAAAATCAAAACTTGTATTAGTAGCACCAACATATATTCCACTCGCTTCTACATCTCCTGCAAAAGTTGAGTTTCCAGAACTGTTTATTGTAAGTTTTGGAACATTACTTATTAAAAAACTATGTTCTGTACTCCCTGCTGAATACATTGTGTTTTGTGCTCCATCAACTAATAAAACAGTATTTCCAGAAGATGTTTGAATATATAAATTATTAGAACCTGACCTATTTGTTATAGCTGCTACTCCTGCACTTGGCAAAGCAACTGCTCCTAATTGTAAAAATCCCGCAGTTGTAGTTATATTAGTACCAACTGTTACATTTCCTCCAAAAGTTGCTGTTGTAGAATTAATTGTTAATCTTGCTGCATTATTAGTGGCTAATATTACACTTGTGTTACCTGTTGTATTTCCTGCTACATAATCAGTAGCTGAACCACCACTTAAAATAGCTGCAGCACTACCATTGTAAGCAAATAAAGTTCCATCATTTTTCCATTGTTGATAAGTTGAAGTTCCTGCAGAAACTCCATTAATTGTTAAATGACTTCCAATTGATGCTGTACTTGTAACATCTAAAGTTCCTGCAACTACTGTATTTCCAGTTGTAGCATTTACTGTAAACTTATTTGTATTGATTGCTAAATCTCCTGTAAAGGCAACATTACCTGAAGTTGCATTAGCTGTGAATTTATTTGTGTTTACTGCAAAATTTCCTGTTGAACTTAATGTTGTGTTTGTCAATAAAGAACCATCGACTGTAATTGCTGTTCCTGATTCTGAAACTATTGAATCTGCTATGACTTGAGTTGCTGACCATTTAGTTAAATTTCCAGGTGTTCCAGTTCCATCGACTTGTGAATGATCTAATTTAGTCCACTCGTTGTTTGCACCTGCAATAACCCAATCACCAATAGACCAAGAACTAATACCATTTAAACTTGTTGCGCCACCATTACTGACAACGTAATAATGTCCTTGTGTTATAAATGGACTATTATCAATCGTGTATGCTTCACCACTTAACATTATATCGGCACTTAATGTAAGTTGTTGACCGTTATCAACTGCTGTAACTGTTGCAATTTGTCCGTCAACTTGATTAACTACCCTATCATTTAAAACGGCTGATGTAAAAGACGCGTTACTATCTATTAATTTATTTGAAGCAACTCCTGTTGTTGTACCTGCTGCTGATTCTCCGCCACCATCACTTAAAACTGGAGAATTTGAATCTGCGTCCCAAGAACCAATAAATCGAAGACCGTTAGCAAGACCATTTACTTGTGATTGTACTTTTCCAAAAGCTTCTAAAATAGAATCAGTTGCTGAGATAGATTGACTTGATGGTGTAGCAAGACCTGTTAAAACTTTTCCTGTGACTGAATTATTGTCTAGTGTAACTGCACCACTCACAGCGCTTGTTCCATCAACACTTGAAATTGTACCAGTTGCTTGTCCTGTTAAAGATAAATCTCTTGCTGTTTGCCATTTAGTTGCTGTATCTGCGTTACCAGTTAAATCACCAGTTACGTTTCCTAGTAAGTTTCTATGTACTGTCGATGGTAAACTTAATGTAATTGCTTGACCACTACCTGCTGAATTAATTTGGTTTGTAGTTCCAAGAACACTAAGTGTTTCTGTATTTAAAACAACTGCACCAGTTCCAGAATCAGTAGTAAAATCTAAGTCACTTGCATTATTTAAACTTTTTACAAACGAAGTTGTGGCTACTTTTGTAGAATCGTCAGAAGAAGATTGAGTAGTTGCTGTGACGCCATTTGCAAGAACCGAAGTCGCAGTTACATTTCCAGTTAAATCACCTGTAACGTTACCAGTTACATTGCCTTGTAAATTACGATGAACAGTAGCTGGCAAACTAAGACTTAAACCTTGATTCGAAGCAGTTGTTACAATTTGATTAGTTGTTCCGGTTACTGCAAAAACTTGTGTGTTAAGATTTACATCTCCTGTTCCAGAATCACCAGAGAAGTCAAGATCAGACGCCGCGTCAAGAGTGTCGACATACTGAGTCGTAGCAATTTTTGTAGAATTGTCACCAGCTGATTGTGTTGTTGCAGTTGTTGAAGAACTTATAGTTCCGTTTAATTGACCAGCAAACGTAGCGCCAGTAAACGTTCCAGATATTGTCACACTATTGGGTAGCCCGATTGTTATAGATTGATTAGACGCACTTGTTTCGATTTCGTTTGTAGTACCATTAATTTGAAATACTTGTGAATCTAAGTCTACTGAACCAGTTGTTGCACCGTCACCACCAAAATCTAAGTCTTGTGCTGTAACGTGAGTTTCAACAAAGTCTTTTACTGCTTTGCTTGTAGGAATAGATGTATCATTATTATTGTTTGTTATCCCATCAGCAGCATCAACAAATTTTGTAATTATAATGTTTTCTCCCGTGTCTTTAAGTGATCCAAACTCTAGTATAGCAGAAACTTTAAAATCACCAGCTGTATTCATAAAAACACCAGAAGCAGTTCCTGAACCATCTGTTAATTCTCTTAAAGTAGCAGTTAAAACAGCGTTGTCAATTGTCTTTATAAGACCTGGATAAGTTGCTGATATTTTAGTATTAAATAAAGTTGCCATAGTTATTTTTTCTTATTTTGTTTTTTTAAAAATGCTTTTAATTTATCTACATTTATTTTTTTTGGTTTATATCTCATAATACCCATCCGTTAAATATTGCGTCTTGACTTGGATCTATATCGTCATTTGAATTTGAGTTATATGCTGGAAAAAGATTATTATTAAAATTCATATAATCAATAAATCTTCTTGTGTAATAATCTGCGTATTCTCTAGCTTTTGCAACTAAATAGTCAAGTTCTTCTTTTGTTGCACTTTGACTGTTTTCTGAAGTGTGTTTGTAGACACCTCCGTTTTTTATTTGATATGCCGCGAATGGAATATAATCAACTTGTGCAAACCAGATTAACATTGGTTGTATATAGTTAATCATTAAGTTGTAATGATTTGGATTATCAGCTACAGTCAACGTCCCAGCTGTGATCATTGTTTCAAATTGTTTATAAAGATCGGTTCCAAGATATTGCTGAATATGAATAGTTTGAGATAATGAAATAAAGTATAAAAACTTATTTGTGTCAACATTTCCATCAATAATTGAGTTTCTTACTAAGTCTGTTCTATTTATAAATAGTGGTTGTGCCATAATTTTTTATTTTCCTTGTGGATTGCCAGGTAAAAACCCTTTGTTCGGTAAATTTCTTGGTTGAATAGAAACTTGATAATCATTTGTTATTTTATATCCGTCAATTTCAGCTGCTCGAGTTCCAATAATATCTTTTGAAGTTTTAACATTAATTTTTGCTTCTTTTGATTTGAATGTAACACGTCTCCACGAGTGGTGGCAATTACCTCCGCCTTTATATTTCCAAATCGAATAAGTGTCAACGCCTTTAGGTCCCCAACCTGGATTGACAGCATTATTGTTCATTCTCATTATGTCTTCTTTACGATACAGCTTGTTTGCGTTTACCATTGCTACACAAAAAGCACGTGGACTATTTGTGCGACCTCCATTATATTTTTTTGGGTAATAATAATATCTTACTTTAAAATATTCTTCACCAATTTTTTTGTCTTGTTCACTTTTAGAGTTAGGATATGCACTTCCTGTGCTTACGAGATTTACAATTTTATTTAATATTGTTTCTTCGTTTTTAGCTTGTTTATTTAAATCGTAAACTATTTTGTCAAAAAAGTCTTCAGTCTTATAATCAACATCTTGTTCGTCTATGATTTCCCAAGATTTATTGTCAATATCTTCACCTAGATCGATTAATTGTTGTGCAATTTTATAATCATCTTTTTTTGATTCTGATGAACAACACAATTTAGACTTTAAATTTATTTCTTCGTGTGATTCACAAGGCATAAACCATACTTTGTCATTTTCAATATGTTCGTGATAACCAGAACAACCTAACTTTTTCGAAGCTTCTTCTGCTTCTTGTTGTGTTTCATAAACTTCGTATCCATCAATTTGTTTTAAAGACATTTTAACTCCAGTTTCTTCTTCAATAGTTTCATCGTCTTGTAATTGTGAATCAACTTCAGTAAACTCTAAAGGTTGTAATGTTGTAAAGTATAAATTTAACGCTATGTCATTATACGCAAGTATTTTATCAAAATTGTCTATCAATAATTCTTGAAACGGTCTTATAACGGTGTTGTCCATTAAAGTAGAAGCTGTTTTTATCTCGTCTGCGTTGTTGCCAAGACCTGTGTTGTCTTTTATACCTAATAACATCGGTGATACAACACGATGCGCTACAAGTATCTTAGATTGACTCTCAGTTGATAAAAATTGATATTGTGAGTGTGCGTCTGACAATTGTACAGGCGTAATCTCTGCTTGTTGTTCTTTGTTGTCGTTAAATGCAAGAATAAACTTACCAGCGTTACTTGATCCAGAAAATTTTTGTGCAATTCGTTGTTCGATTAATTCTCTTTGTTCTTGATTAGGTGTTCCGTTATTAAAATTCAGGAGCATTGACGGTGCTAAACCGTTCATAATGTTGTTTAAATGATAATTTGAAATTTCTTCTTCAAGCTCACAGTATTGTAAACCGCCTTGATACGATACTGGCGAATAATAGTAAAAACCAGATTTATAAGGTTTAATATACACAATTTCTATATTTTCTTTTGATGTACCAAATGCTGGTATTCTAAGTGGTTTATCACTCGGTTTTATACTCGGCCAATCGTTCCAGTAATAATAACCAGTAACATCACCATCTTCGTTTGCTTTTTCTGCTCTGAGTGTTTCTATTGGAAAATGTTCACATAATGCAATTTTAGATTTGTCTTTTGTGTATACAACTTGTATGGCTGCTTGACCCATAAGATAGAAATCATAACAAACTTTACGAACCATATCTTTAGACAATAAAGAAATCATTTGTGCGTATTGTCCAGGTTTACGACTAGCATCTGTTGCGTTTAAACCTTTTCCGTAGATTGATTGTGAAATACCGTTAATACACGCATTGTTAGTCGGTGATCCATTGAATCGATCCAAAATAAATTGAAAATAATTATTGTCAGCACCGTATTGTACCCAATCACGATTTTTGACTTCAATAATTTCAGGAGACGTATATGTTGCAAGATTAACAAAACTAAATTCAGATTTATTTCTTGCAAATCTTCCTTTATTATCTCTTTTAATATTTTTTTTCATATTTAAAATACTTTGTATTGATTGTCATTAGTAGCATTAAACGTTTTATACACATTTAAATTTAAATCATAATATTGATCTTCTTTTTGATCGACTTCTTGATCAGTACAAAAAATACGATCTCTATAAATAGTTGCGTCTGTTGTTCTGTCTACGTTCCAAAAAGAATTATCGTTTTCCCATAATTGATAATTTGTGTTCCAAAAATTGTAATCAGTATAAAATCGTATATCGTAAAAATGTCCTTCAACTAAAACAGGATTAAACGCTTGTGTGAATGTAAGATAATTAACATTAGTCGTTGCTGTTGTTATGTCGTAATAGACAGTAACGTTTGTACTATCGTCAGTAATTGACATTGAAAACTCAGACGCATAAATTCTTGGAATTACCTTAAAATTTTGTCCCGAAACTGTTGTAGTTAAAACAATCATTAACTATATAACGTATTTATTAAGTTATTTTGTAGAAATATAAACGCAAAAAAAAAGCACCCATTTAGAGTGCTTAATTTTAAACTATAAAACTTTATTATTAGTTTGGTGTAATCTGCGTATTGTCAGGAACTATAAGTCCAGCGTCTAAGAAATAAGGCGCAGTTTCTTCCATTCCTTCCATTGTTAAAGTGAATCCTGAAAGATCACCAGGGGCTGCTCCGCTCACCACGGTTCCTCCAGTCACTTCCATTCCGTTTTCAAATCCACATAAGAAAAGGTTTCCATAATAATCTTCAACAGCAACATAAGGTCTCGCAGTAGCAATCAGCTGTAATTCAGCTTGTGTTTTTGCTTCGAGATATGTTAATGTTAAGTTTAGTGTTTGAGTATAAAAAGTAGTACCGTTTTCTCTTGAACTTGTCACAGTAGTTTCAAGTGATGAATTACCTTTAACGTCAAACTCAAACCAAGTAGTTGAACCTGCCAATGCAGTCACTTGTTTTGTAGATGCGTCAATAGTAACACCAGTTAAACCACCAAAATCTCCCATATAAACGGTTTTTATACCGCCAAATGCCGATTTACAAGGTACTTTTCTTCCAGTTGTTAATGCACAAGCCATATTATTTATATTTTATTAAAAAAAAAGGTAAGTAAGTTTAATCTCACTTACCTTTTAATTTTGGTTAATTATTTATTAAGCGTATTCTACA